AAGAACGACAGATAAAAACTTACAGACTTATCTTAGATGCACAGCAAACCCAGGTGGCGTGGGAGCGCAATGGGTAAAGAAAAGATATGTACTGCCTTCAGAATATAATAAACCATTCATGGGGCATGACGGACTAACAAGAAAATTCATCCCTGCTCGATTACAGGATAATCCTTATCTAGCAGAAGATGGTGAATACGAAAGGATGCTTAACTCGCTTCCTGCTGTACAACGTAAACAATTACTAGACGGTAATTGGGATATAGCAGAAGGAGCAGCGTTTGCGGAGTTTGAACCTGAACACCACACGATAGCTCCTTTTGATATACCGTCTTGGTGGGAAAGATTTAAAGGCGTAGACTATGGATACGCTGCAGAAAGTTGTTGTTTGTGGGCTGCCATTGATCCTGAAGACAAGACCATCATAATATATAGAGAACTCTACCAAAAAGGTCTGACAGGAAATGCGTTAGCTGACAAAATAACTCAAATGGAAGAACCTGAAATTAAGTCTATTCCTGGTGTACTTGATACAGCAGCATGGGCTAGGACAGGTTATTCAGGGCCTACTATTGGTGAGATACTTGTCAATAAAGGTCATAAATTAAGACGGGCTGACAAAAATAGAGTCGCAGGTAAAGTTCAGATACATGAATATTTAAGAAAAAGACTTGACAACGGTAGGCCTAGATTACAGATAGTGAAGAATTGCGCTAACCTTATTAGGGAGTTGCAAGGTATTCCACTATCTAAAACTAATTCTGAAGATGTAGATACAAAAGCTTCAGACCACGCTTACGATGCTTTACGTTATATGTTGATGAGTCGACCAAGAGTAGACCATCCTTATGACAGAAGATTAAGAATTAGAAGTGATGTTTATTCACCGTCAGACTCAACCTTTGGATATTAGTATATGGCAGACAATGAAAACAGTTTTTTAACAGCTAATGACATTTACGAAGATGTTGAAGGGGAAACAGGTAAAACTTTAAATCTAGAATTTGATCAACAATCTAATTTAGTAGGTTTAATTACAAGCAGATTTGCTCAAGCTGAAGATAAAAGAGATATGGATGAGCGTAGGTGGTTAAGAGCTTACGAGAACTACAGAGGTCTTTATAACAAATCAGTTAAATTTAGAGCTTCTGAAAAGTCTAGAATCTTTGTAAAGATTACTAAAACAAAAGTACTGGCTGCCTTTGGACAATTAGTAGATGTCATGTTTGGAACAGGCAAGTTCCCTATAGGCGTTACAGAAACTAAAGTACCCGAAGGTGAGTACGGCACAGCACATTTAGATACGTCAAATCCTACTCCTGGTATGGAAACTTCAATTCCTGATAACTTAGGCAACCGTATAGAAGACGAGCCTCAAGAAGAAGAAGAAAACCCCTATGATGTAGGTTATGTAGGAGACGGTAGGACTTTAAAGCCTGGCGCAACTTTTAACAAAGGTGTCTTTACAGACTCGCTTGAAGACCAAGCAGAGGATATGCTGGTAGAAGGCAACAGTCCTGATCCTAGTAAATTTGATATTAATCCTGCACAGAAAGCAGCAAGACGGATGGAAAAGCTTATTCACGATCAGATAGAAGAGTCTAACGGGTCTTCTGAAATAAGAAATGCGTTACTTGAAGCTGCGTTATTAGGTACTGGACTTGTTAAAGGGCCTTTTAATTTCAATAAAAAGCTACACAAGTGGGATACTTCAGAAGAAGGAGAACGTGAATATAATCCTTTAGAAGTTAGAGTACCGCGAATAGAATTTGTAAGCTGTTGGGATTTCTATCCTGATCCAGCAGCAACTAACATAGACGAATGTGAATTTGTTATTCACCGTCATAAAATGAATCGTAGTCAACTAAGACAACTACGCAACATGCCCTACTTTGACGAAGACGCTATCAGAGAATGTCTACAAATGGGGCCTAACTACGAAGAAAAAGATTTTGAAAGCCAGTTAAAAGATGATGCCAGAAGCAGTGAAGACTATCAAGGTAACTATGAAGTTCTTGAGTACTGGGGTATCATGGATGCTGAGTACGCAAGAGAAGTAGGAATAGACTTACCTGACACAGTAGACGATTTAGACGAAGTACAAATTAACGCATGGATAACTGGAGGGAAACTTCTAAGAGCTGTAGTTAACCCGTTTACACCTTATAGAATACCTTATCACGCTTTCCCATATGAAAGAAATCCTTATAACTTCTTTGGTATTGGTGTTGCTGAAAACATGGATGATAGTCAGCAAGTAATGAACGGACACGCAAGGATGGCAGTAGACAACTTAGCTCTATCAGGCTCTGTAGTCTTTGATATTGATGAGTCTGCCCTTGTAGGTGGACAGTCTATGGACATATATCCAGGAAAGATATTTAGAAGACAAGCAGGGATGCCTGGACAGGCTATACATGGTTTAAAGTTTCCAAACACCTCTAATGAAAATATGATGATGTTTGATAAGTTTAGACAACTTGCAGATGAACAAACAGGAATACCTAGTTACAGCCACGGACAAACAGGTGTGCAGAGTATGACTAGAACAGCATCAGGAATGTCGATGCTATTGGGGGCAGCTAGTTTAAATATTAAAACAGTTGTTAAAAACCTTGATGATTTCTTATTGAAACCGTTAGGGGAATCTTACTTTCAATGGAACATGCAGTTCTTTGAAGGTGATATGGATGTTAAAGGCGATTTAGAAATTAAAGCCTCTGGAACAAATAGCTTGATGCAAAAAGAAGTACGGAGTCAAAGATTGACTATGTTCCTTCAAACCGCACAAAGTCCTGCTATTGCTCCTTTTGTTAAGATCTCTAAACTCATTAGTGAACTAGCCTACAGCTTAGATTTAGATCCCGATGAAATACTCAACGATCCTGAAGAAGCAGCTATGATGGCACAAATAATAGGAATGCAAAATGCTGGACAAAATGCAGGCGAGGAAGCTCAACCCCCTAGTCAACAACCCCCAACAATGGGAGCCGCTGGAGGAGCACCTCAAGCACCTCAAGAACTTGGAGCTACGGGTACTGGCGGTGGCAACATCGGAACTGGAAATGTACCGCAGCCAGGGGAGAGTGAGTTCTCTGGAACGGTTGCTGCAGCTCCCCCAATCGGTTAAACAAGTAATTAAAGAGACTAGCTAATGGCACATAAAAAAAGAAACGGCTCCATGAAAGATCAAATGAAAGGACTTGCTATTACTATAGCGCCTATAACACGCAGTAAGAAACAAGAAGGCGGAGATGTAGACGTTCAAATGGCTGTAGCAATACCTGAAGAAGCAACACACATGATGCCTGACGGTACTGAAATGCCAGGATCAACACACGAAGAATACGAACAAGAGATGATGCCTGATGAGCAAATGGAAGATGAGTACTTAGATTTTATAGTCTCACAGTCTCTAAGTCCTGAAGAAGAAGCATCGTTAATGAATAAATTAGAAGCTGATCCAGAGTTAAGCGTTATGTTTGACAAGCTTATGGATACAGCCACAGAATTTTCAGGAGCTGGCCCAGTTGATGGCCCAGGTTCTGAAGTCTCCGATTCGATACCCGCAAGGTTGTCGGATGGTGAGTTTGTCTTTACAGCAAAAGCAACAGAGCAAGTAGGCGCGGATAGATTACAAAGTATGATGGAAGATGCCGAGGCTGAAGCAGATGCTGCAAGACAAGAAGTAGCAACAGGTGGAAAGATAGATGAAGACACTTCAAAGGTTGACCAATATGGTAAGCCTGTTGATGAGGACATCACAGAAGCTGAAATTAGAAAAAGTATGCTTTCTGTTAATCCCCGCCTGCAATAAACGATAGAGCCACCTTAGACCCTTAAGCCCTCTATCACAATATAAACCGAAAGGCTACCTTTACAAAAAACAAACCCTGCATTGTCGAAACTTGCAGCTACTTTGTTTAGAAAGCCCTGAGTAGGAGTATAGAAAATGGCAACACAAGCTAAAGAAGAAGAAATCGCAAACCCTTATAACGCTAATAAAAATTGGCATAAAAAAGATGAGAAAACTTTTATATCTTCAGATAGTTTATTTTTTGATGAGCCTCAAGAAGAATCTGAGAACGTAGAAAAAGAAACTAAGCAAAGTAAAAAGGCAACGGTTAAGGCTACACCTTATAAGAAACCTGATTACAAGAAAAGATATGATGATTTAAAAGCACATTACGATTCTAAGTTAGACGAGTTTAAATCTAGAGAACAAGAACTATTAGACGAAGCTGCTGAAAACAGACCAAGCTATGTAGCTCCGAAGTCTCCAGAGGACTTGGAAAGATTTAGAGAACAATATCCAGATGTTTATGAAGTAGTTGAAACTGTAGCACACATGCAAAGTTCTGAAAAGACTAAAAGCTTAGAAGAACGATTGTCTAAATTGCAAGAACGTGAAACAGAATTAGTTGCTGAACAAGCAAACGAAAGATTGTTACAGAACCATCCTGATTTTGAAGATATTAAAAACAGCGATGAGTTCCACGGTTGGGCGAAAGCACAGCCACAATCTATCCAGGATTGGATATATAAAAATAGTAATGACGCTGCTCTCGCTAGTCGTGCATTAGATTTATATAAACGTGATATGGGGTTAGATGTTTCTACTAAAAGAGCTAGAAAGCCATCTTCAACTAAGTCCAAAAAATCTGCTGCTGATATGGTTTCAACCAAAACAACTGCGGTTGAGCCTAGGCAAGATAAAATTTGGACTGAAAGGGAAATTACTGCAATGTCTATGGATGAGTTTGATCGGTTTGAAGATGAAATCGGGATTGCTATTTCAGAAGGCAGAGTAGTGAAATAAAATAACTTTTAATTTGATATATAATGGAGAATAATCATGGCTTATAATGCCTCAGACCAGTACTTTGAACAGGGTACTGATACTAATGGTAACTTTGCAAACTCCGTCAGTGGTCAAAATAACTCGTTTTTTCTTCCCGCAGTCTACTCTAAAAAGGTTCTTAACTTCTTTAGAAAGGCTTCGGTAATTGAAGCGATTACAAACACTGACTACGCAGGCGAACTAACCGCCTTCGGAGATTCTGTAAAGATTATTAAAGAACCTACAATTACTGTGTACCAATACGAACGTGGTGCTGATGTAACCCAAACTAAACTCACCGACCAAGAGTTATCTCTAGTTGTCGATACAGCTAACGCATTTAAGTTTAAAGTGGATGATATTGAAAGCAATATGTCACACGTAAACTGGCGTGAAGTTGCTTCGTCTTCTGCAGCCTATGCTCTTAAAGATGCGTTTGATGAAGGTGTACTCGCTACTATGTTCTCAGGTGTTGCTGCCTCAAGTCCTAACCACATACTTGGTTCTGACTCAGCTACTGATTTAGCTGCAGGAACATTTGATGGAACTGGTAATCTTGATATAGGTTTTGGATCATCTGAACACGATCCTATTGATGTACTAGCACACATGGCTCGTCTACTTGACGATTCTAATATTCCTGAAGAGGGTAGGTGGTTTGTTGCTTCACCTGATTTCTATGAAACTCTTTCGGCAAGTGCGTCAAAACTCTTATCTGTTGATTACAACGCAGGTCAAGGTTCTATTAGAAATGGTCTAGTATCTTCTGGTAAATTGCGTGGATTTAGCATGTACAAATCAAACAACATTGCAAGCACATCTAATGCTGCTGGTAAATGTTTGGCTGGTCACATGTCTTCTACTGCAACTGCACAGACGATTACAAGTACTGAAGTATTGCGTGATCCTGACTCATTCGGTGACATTGTACGAGGTCTTCATGTTTATGGAGCCAAAGTACTACGTGACAGTGCGTTAGTTTCTGCTTTCTACGGTATTGACTAAACTGACTTGGGGGTGTAAAAACCCCCTTTTCTTTTTTTAGAGTACAAATTTTATTTAAACAACAACTTATCTATTTCAGATAAAGGAGAAACAACATGTCAAACCCAGTATTTAATGTTAGAGATACGGGGCGTAACTCAGCAAGAACGAGAGACGTTCAGGATATTGCTGACAATATATGTACTTCATGGACTTCAGCTACTACAGGAACTATTGCAGTTACCGCAGCAGAAAATTATGATATTTCATTTACACAACCAGCCGATACAATCATTCGTAATGTGATTGCTATCCCTGCAGGTAATATTGTTACAGCAGGAGCATCAGGCGATGATGTTGATTTTAGTATGGGAACTGCATCAGGCGGCGCACAACTAGTTGCCGCTACAGCTATCTTAGATGATGGCGGAGCAGCAGTAACTTGGACAGCGAACGCACCTTTGTATCTTATTCAGAACTCACACGGAAATGCAGCTAATGCGTTTTTGGGTACTGCAGTAGCTGCTGGTGTTATTGGTGGCCCAGCAACTTCAGAAGCAATGGTTGTTGCAGCTACTTTATATAGTGCTGCAGCTCGTACACTTTATGCAAGACTAACGCCTTTAGCAAACGACCTTGCTACGGCAGCTACAACAGTTACTTACTTAGTAGAATTTTTACATCTTGGCTCAACGCCTGATTAAAAAATGCCACAGTTAGGAAGTAATAAAAATCCTATAATCCTAAATGGCTCTAAGAAAAAGAAAAGTACTAGAGTCTTAGGATTGTTAGGTCATGCGTATTCTGGAGAAGCAAAACAGAAATACAAGATAACTATGATCGTATATTCAGTAAGAAGGGCATTTAATGGCTACAACATACTTAACATTAACTAACGAAGTTTTACGAGAGCTTAACGAAGTTCAATTAACGTCAGCTAATTTTTCAAGTGCTGTAGGAATACAAGCGTTTGTACAAGAAGCGGTTAACAGGTCGTTAGATGATATAGCTAATGATGAGCCTCAGTTACCTTTTTTTGCTGCAGCAGCGAGTGGGGGTACAGATCCTTTTTATGGAAATGTTACTGTTGCCTCGGTTGCGGGAACACGCTGGTATACTCTTAAATCTGGAAGCTCTAGCATAACTACAGACTATTCATCTATAGATTGGGATGATTTTTATCTCACAACTATTAGCGTTAGTGGAGAATCTGCACCTTATGTATCTAAA